CTCCTGGGCCTCTTCAGGGGCACCTATTATGGCCCGCTGAACGCGGACCCCTCGGTGGACCCGAACGGCAACCCTCCGACCACTGGCGACATCTACTTCAACATCCCGAACGGGAGCCTGAGGGTCTTTAACGGGACCGTGTGGAACAACGCCACGTCCACGATCCAAGGCACCATCAACAAGCCCTCGGTCCCCGTGGTAGCCACTGCGGGGCAAACTGTCGTGCCCGTTCCCGGTGGCTACGATCCCGGCTACATCCTGGTCTCCGTCAACGGCGTGGGCATCTCGCGCCCGGACGTGGATGACTCCTCCGGTACGAACCTAGTGTTCGCTGAACCGCTGAGCGCTGGCGATGAAGTCATGTGGGTGGGCTTCGGACAGTTCACGGTGGCGGACATCAACTCTACCGGCGTGAAGTTCGCCCAGGCGGCTCCTGGTGCCGTCACCCGCACCGTCCAAGAGAAGCTGAGCGACATCATCAGCGTGAAGGACTTCGGTGCCCGTGGTGATGGCGTGAGCCTCGATACGGACGCCATCAAGGCCGCGATCAGCTACGTGGTGAACAACGGTGGGGAGCTGGTCTTCCCGAAGGGCCGGTATCTGGTCAACGACACCCTGTTCATCGACCTGTCCAATGCAACGGCCGATACGGACATCCGCCGTGTGTCCATCCGTGGCTCCGGTGATGGCAGCACGCACATCGTGGGGCTGCACGGTGGGGCGATCCTGCGCGTCCAAGGTGGCAGCGTTGGGGCTTCCTCGCAGCTGCACTTTACGATGTCTGGGCTGCGCCTGGAGGGCATGTTGCAGGTTGGCAGCATTGCGCTCCACCTGGACAACTACGCCTTCGCCAGCGTGAAGGACTGTACCTTCGTGTCGTGCGAACGTGGCCTGTATGGCACGGACATCCTGAGTTGCAGCTTCGAGAACTGCCGCATCCTCGGTAACCGCTGGGGCTGGTTCTTCCAGTACGCCGATGGTAGCCGTCCCAACGCCGTGGCCTTCCGGTCCTGCGTTGTGGGCAACAACCTGGAATACGGTGGCTATGCGCTCAACGCTGCGTCCATCGTGATCGATGGCGGCTCCTACGAGAACAACGGCTACAACAGCCCTGGTGCGACGAATCGCTGGGGTGTCTTGTTCGAGGACTGCGGTGTGGAAGGCTGCACGGGTGCCGTGATCAACGGCGTGTACTTCGAGGGCCAGTCCAATAAGGCTGACATCTGGATTGTGCAGCACGCGAACAGCGCCATGCACAAGATCACCGGATGCTCTTTCAGCCGCATCGATAGCACTCGCTACGTGGACGCAAACATCCGCTTTGAGTGCTCCGATGGTGTGAAGATGTACGGCTACTATGCGGGCTGCGGCTTCAAGGGCTTCAACAGCTACACCGAAAGCGCCAGCCGCCCCTATGTGGACGTTTCGAACTGCCTCGGCAGCAACTGGAATGTCATTGACGGGGGCAACTTCTACAACGACCCCACGCTGTCTCCCCGGCTGGGCCTGCTGTCCAAGGCGGGTGATGGTGCGGTGGCCCGTGTGCGTTTCGATGGGACCACGGGGAACATCATCGGGACCACCCGCAATGTCTCCTCGGTAACCCGCAATGGGGCAGGTGACTACACCATCAACTACAGCCGAGCGCTGCCCAAGGCGAACAACGTCTACACGGCCATGGCTGTGGATACGCTGATCCCCGCTATGTTCACTGAAAGCACCACCAGCGTTCGGCTGCGCTTCGTGAACTTGGCTGGTGTCCTGACCGACTCCACCAGCATCATGGTCACCGTACACGGCGACATTGAGTAACCCTCAGGCCCCTTCAGGTTTCCCCTGGAGGGGTTCCCAACAAGGAAAGGTATGTCTAATGCTCGAAATCTGAGCAAAGTAGTCACACAGCTCTACGCTCTCGCTCCGAACACCACCAAGCTCAACTCCATTGCCACTCGCGGTGCCGATGAGCCCGGCTTCATCAAGGACTGGGCCTTCAACTGGCTACCCGCTGGCTACCTGTGGTGTGATGGTTCTTTCTTGGGACCCGCGACCCCATACCAGGACCTGCGGAATTATCTGATCGCGGACGGTTTCCCCTACGGCTCCGATGGCGCTGGAAACCCCCGGTTGCCCGACTCCCGTGGCCGCACTACGGCCGGTAAGGACAACATGGGTGGCACCGCTGCGGGACGCCTGACGACCGCTGGAAGCGGCATCGATGGGACCACTCTGGGTGCTGGTGGTGGCGCGGAAACGCACTCCCTGGACGTGAACCAGATGCCCACCCACGGCCACGGTGTGAACGACCCCGGCCACGCTCACAGCTACTTGTATACGCCTAACGTGGGAGGCCAGACTGGCGGTGGCGCGTTCCAAAGCGCGGTGAACCCTCAAGGTGCCACGACTGGCGCTTCCGGCACTGGCATCAGCATCCAAGTCAACGGTGGTGGTGCGGCCCACAACAACACCCAGCCCACGCTGGTGGTGAACAAGATCATCAAGACATAAGAACAAGAACATGAGTGACCAACTCGATAGTCGCGTAACCAAGCTGGAAGTCCGAGTTGACGGCCACGACAAAGAGATTGCGAAAGTGAATTCGCAGGTGGATGCACTGGGTAAAACGCTAGACGCCATCAAGAACAACCTGAGCACTATCAAGTGGGTGGTCATTGGCGCTGTTGGGGCCTATGCGGTCCAGATCGTCGGCGCGAAGGACTTCCTGAAAACCTTCATCTCTCTCCTGATATGATCGAGAAAACCCAAGCCACCGAACAGGAACTTGGGTTGACCCATAAGGAGTTCGCTGAGTGGTGCCGAACGATCCTCAAGGGTGTCCCCCTTCTGGACCGGGATGGCAACGCTGTGCTGAAGCCTGACGGTCAACCCTGGCTAGTTCCTCCGTCCCCGGCCCACATGAACGTCATCCGGCAATTCCTCCGGGACAACAACATCGAAGCCACCACGATCCCTTTAGGGGACGCATCAAAGGGTGACCTCTCGGACCTCCCGGTCTTCGATGAGGACGGCGTTGTGGTGCCCATCAAGGCAAATCAAAAGTAAGGCCCCAAATCGGGCTTCTGAGGCGTTTTCCGGTTTCCACGTAGGTTGGCCTATGTGGAAGCCTGATCGCGCCTTGTAGGCCATTCTGGGGCCTCTCAGGGCTAATGACGAATAACAAGAAACACCCAGCCCAGGAGGACTTCCGTGTCTTCCTGTACATGGTCTGGAAGCTGCTGAACCTACCTGATCCTACCCCGGTTCAGTACGACATCGGACACTACCTTCACAGCGGACCACGACGTTCAGTCATCGAAGCTTTCCGTGGTGTCGGTAAGTCCTGGATCACCTCAGCCTTCGTGTGCTGGCTGCTGTGGAATAACCCCCAGCTCAAGATTCTCGTTGTGTCCGCCTCCAAGGAACGTGCGGACGCCTTCAGTACCTTCGTAAAGCGCATCATCGGGGAGATGCCCGAGCTGTCTCACCTGAAGCCGAAGATCGGCCAGCGGGACTCTCTGATCGCCTTCGATGTTGGCCCCGCGCTGCCTGACCATGCCCCCTCGGTGAAGTCCGTGGGTATCACTGGGCAGATCACGGGTAGCCGTGCTGATGTCCTCATCGCTGACGACATCGAAATCCCGAACAACTCCGCCACCCAGATGATGCGCGACAAGCTCTCTGAGGCGGTGAAGGAGTTTGACGCTATCCTGAAGCCGGGTGGCCGCATCATCTACCTGGGCACCCCTCAGACTGAGATGTCCCTGTACAATCGCCTTCCTGAGCGTGGGTACGAAATCCGGGTGTGGCCTGCGCTGTATCCGAAGCTGGAGGACATCGACAAGTACAAAGGCTTCCTGGCCCCGATGGTCACCAGGGCGCTGGAGAAGGACCCCAGCCTCCAGGGGCAACCTCTGGACCCCAAACGGTTCGATGAGAAAGACCTGGCTGAACGCCTCCAGTCCTATGGCCGTGTGGGCTTCGCTCTCCAGTTCATGCTGGACACGTCGCTGTCTGACGGTGACCGATACCCCCTGAAGGTGAAGGACTTGGTGGTGATGAACCTCAGTCCCACCATGGCGAACCTGAAGGTGGCCTGGGGTCCCAAACCGGAGGTGTGCCTGAACGAGCTGCCTGCGGTGGCCCTCACGGGGGACCGCTTCTACCGCCCCGCGTTCACCTCCCAGGACATGAGCGAGTACACCGGCTGTGTCATGGCTATCGACCCCTCAGGCCGGGGCCAAGACGAGACCGGGTATGCGATCATCAAGATACTCGCCAGCAACCTCTATCTGGTGGCCGCAGGTGGCCTCAAGGGTGGCTACTCGGATGAGACCCTGGAGAAGCTTGCCAAGCTGGCTGCGAAGCATCAGGTGAACCACATCATCATCGAAGCGAACTTTGGTGATGGCATGTACACCAAGCTATTCCAGCCGATCCTCCAGAAGCACCACAAGTGCCTCGTTGAGGAGGTGAAGCACTCCACCCAGAAGGAAGCCCGGATCATCGATACGTTGGAGCCGGTGATGTCCAACCACCGCCTCATCGTGGATGAAGGTGTCATTGAGGAGGACTACCGGACTGCCCAGGAGGCTGGGAACATCCAGTACAGCCTGTTCTATCAGATGACCCGTATCTCCCATGAGAGGGGGGCTCTGGTTCATGATGACCGCC